ACATGGAATGACCTATGACCCTCGATGATCTCAAATCCCGCCACAGCGCGCTGCTGGCGGCGCGCTACAGCGGCACGCGCTCTGTAAGCTATGATGGCAAAACCCTGACCTATGGCACCGATGCTGAATTGGCGGCCGCTGTCTTCGATATCGAACGGCGCATCGCAAAGGCCGAGCGCGGCGCTGGGCGCATCTCTCGCCCCCATGCCGTAAAGGACCTGTGATGAACTGGCGGCAGCGTCTCGGGGCCTTTGTCGGTGGCTTTGATGCAGGCCAGCATCACCGCCGTCTGCGCGGATTCCAGGCGACGCGCGCGCATGTGAATGCGCTGATCGCGGCGTCAGGGCCCGATATCACTGCACGCGCCCGCTGGTTGGTGCGCAACAATGGCTATGCGGCCAATGCTGTTGAAAGCTGGGCTGCAAATACCGTGGGCGACGGGATCAAACCAATCTCGCAAATCGCGGACGCGGCGCGCAAGGAAGAGCTGCAACGCCGTTGGCTGGCCTGGACCGATGAAGCAGACAGCGAAGGTCTGACCGATTTCTATGGGCTGCAACGGCGCGCGGCGCGCGAAGTGTTTCTGGCCGGTGAGGTCTTCTTTCGGATCAGGCCACGGCGCAGCAGCGACGGATTATCTGTTCCCTTGCAGCTACAGATGTTGCCCGCCGAAATGTTGCCGCTGCACCAAACGGGAATGGCCGGTAATGGGAATGCCATCCGTCAGGGGATCGAGTTTTGACCGGGTCGGACGCCGTGTGGCCTATCACTTCCTCCGGCGGCACCCCGGCGACAGCACCAATCCAGGGTTGGCGGGCGAAATGGTGCGCGTGCCAGCCTCAGAGGTCATCCATGTCATCGACCCCGTTGAAGCGGGTCAATTGCGTGGGGTCTCAAAGCTGGCACCTGCCATCGTGAAGCTGTTTCTGCTCGATCAATACGACGATGCCGAGCTCGACCGCAAAAAGGTCGCCGCGATGTACGCGATGTTCGTCACATCTCCCGCGCCAGAAAACCCCCTTCTGCCGTCCGAGGATGACGACACGCTGGGCGGCTTCGAGATCAGCCCCGGCCAGGTTGTGCGGCTAGATCCAGGCGAGGATGTGACTGTGGGCCAACCTGCAGATTCAGGCGCGACCTATGAGCCATTCCAATACCGCACGCTGCTTCAGGTCGCTTCGGCGCTGGGCATTCCTTATCCATATCTAACAAACGACATGGTGAAAGGTAACTTTTCGAACTCTAGACTTGCGCTGATCGAATTTCGGCGTCGCGTTTCGGCCTGGCAGCATTCGGTGATGGTCTTTCAACTGTGCCGTCCTGTCTATGCGCGCTGGATGGACGCGGCTGTGCTGTCGGACGCATTGGTTCTGCCCGGCTATGAGGTCGACCGGTCGCAGTTGCTTGCTGCAAACTGGCTCCCCACCAAGTGGGATTGGGTTGATCCCTTGAAAGACGCCAATGCCGAGATCGCCCAGATCGAAGCAGGTCTTAAATCCCGCACGCAAGCCATCGCCGAGCGTGGCTATGACGCAGAACAGGTCGACCGCGAGATCGCGGCAGAGCGCGAACGCGAGCGGTTGCTGGGGCTGGACTTCCGCCGCCCGGGATCACCCGCGCAAGGCGTACAAGCGGTGCCCGGCTCGGATGCAGATGACAGCGAAGACACCGACCCGACAGATGAAACCGATATCGCGGAAAACCCTCCGCGCAATTCTGAGGACCAGCCCTGATGCTCCATGCCCGCATTGCCACGCGCGCCTTCAACACGCCGCTGCTGGTTGAGCCGTCCAAAGCCATGGCGTTTCTGTCGGGGTTAGGACCGCGCATTCTCGGGCGACAGGTCGAGATGGTGGAGCCGGATGGCGCGAGCGAGGGCGGAGTGCTTCTACCCGCCAGCGCCAGCATCCTCGCCGGAAACCTCTCCGGACGTTTGCACCAGCATGGTGATGCACCCTATCCGGTCGTGGACGGCATCGCCGTGATCGAGATCTCCGGCGTGTTGATCCACCGCGGGGGATGGATCGGCCAGTCCTCTGGCCAGACCAGCTATGAAGGGATCGCAGCGCAAATCGACGCGGCGGCGGGGGACCCGTCTGTGCGCGGTCTCGCGTTGGAAATTGACAGTTTTGGGGGTGAAGTCGCGGGGATATTCGACCTCGCAGATCGCATTCGTGCAATTCGTGCCACCAAACCTGTCTGGGCTTTTGTAGCTGAACACGCTTTCTCTGCAGGATACGCGCTAGCCAGCCAGGCTGATCGCATTCTGCTACCACGTACTGGAGCCGTTGGCAGCATCGGTGTCGTCGTTATGCATGCCGACCTCAGTGGTGAGCTTGATCAGGACGGTGTGCGCGTGACCTTGATCCATTCAGGGCGGCATAAAGTGGATGGCAATCCGTATCAGCCCCTGCCTGATGCCGTTCGTGATGACATCCAGCGTGAGATCGATGTGTTGCGGTTCCTCTTTACGGAGACCGTCGCTGCAGGACGTGCGGAACGGTTAAGCCAGGAGGCCGCCCTCGCAACCGAAGCCGCAACCTACCGCGGGGCGATGCTGTTGCCGCGGGTCTCGCCGATGAGGTCATCGATCTGCAGCGCGGCTTTGCTGCCTTCCGACAGCGCGTGGCAAACACGCCAACACTGACCCCCGCGCGCGCATCGCGTGCGACAGCACTCCAGTCCCGCAAACCAACCCAACCGAAAAAGGAGGCACAGATGGCCACCCAAACTGACATAACAGACACCACAAACAGCATTGCAGAGAATGATCCGGAAGACACTCTGCGTGAGGAGACTGCCGATGAGGCAACAATTCCGCAGGATGGTCATTCCATTGCCCGTGATGATCAACCTGCCGCCCCGGCCGCGCCCCCTGCGGTACCCGCACCGCCGGTCTCGGACGCAGCGCAGCCGGGCAATCTGGCTGAACTTTCGGCAAAACTGCGCAACGAGGCCGCAGATATTGCCGAGATTGCAGCACAAGCTGGACGGCTTGGCATCGCAATAGACGCCGCAAAGGCCCTGCGCGAAGGCACGGCCCCGGAAGCCTTGCGCCGCCTGGTTCTGGAACGCGCCAGCGCCGCGGCGGATGCCCGCGATATCGTCGCAGCGCCGCCATCGCCGGTCATCCCCCAAAAAGCGCCGAAAGCCCGATCGTGGCCGCCGCTAAACGCGCGGCCTCTGCAGGTGCAAAGGGCTGAAACCCCTCACATCCCTGAAACCCTGCCACCTGATCCCCCGCCGCTCCACCCCGGCGGGGGATTTCTTTTTTTCACCCAGATCACAAGGATCCCCCGACATGACCCATCCTGACCCAGCCGCCCACCATGGGCGATGTTCTCAAATATGAGGTCAACCCCAACTTCACACGCGAAACCATCACCCTGCTGGCGGGCGCCGCCTATCCCGTCGGCGCCGTGCTTGGCCGCATCACCGCCAGCGGCAAACACAAGCTGGCAACTTCGGGCGGCTCAGACGGCGCCCAAACGGCCGCGGCTGTTCTGCTCTACGCGGTCGATGCCTCCGATGCTGATGCCACTGGTATAGTCATCGCGCGCGGCCCAGCCATCGTCTCGAAAGCAGCGCTCGTCTTTGATGCCACCGTCGATGACGGTGCGAAGATTGCCACTAAGCACGGTCAGCTGACTGCGCTGGGCATTATCCCGCGCGATAGCGCCTGATTGATGGCACGCAGCATCCCGCCTGCGCCAACATATTAGCGTCGATCACCGCCAAACCACCTTTTAGCCCTCATTCCCTCGGAGTAACTCATGACCCTCACCCGTAATCCCTTCGACGCGGGCGGCTATTCGCTCGCCGAAATGACGCAGGCCATCAACATTCTGCCCAACCTCTACACCCGCCTTGGCCAGATCGGCCTGTTTCGCTTTGAGGGCGTGTCACAGCGCTCCATTGTCATCGAGCAGCGCGAAGGGGTGCTGAGCCTGCTGCCATCGGTGCCACTGGGCGCGCCCGCCACCGTGGGCACACGCGAACAGCGCTCGATGCGGTCCTTCGCCCTTCCATGGATCCCACATGACGATGTGATCCTGCCCGCCGACATTCAGGGCATGCCCGCGCTGGGCCTGTCGGATGCTGCTGATCCGCTTGTCGAGGTGATGAACCGCAAGCTGACGCTGATGCGCCGCAAACATGCCCAGACCCGCGAATATATGGAGATGAATGCCCTGCGCGGTATCGTAAAGGATGGCGCAGGAACCACGCTTTACGACTATTTCACCGAGTTTGGCCTCGAGAAGATCTCGATCGACTTTGTGTTTGGCACTGCTGGCACAAACGTGCAGGGCAAGGTGCGCAGCGTGCTGCGCGCTATGGAGGACAATCTGCTCGGCGAGACCATGACCACCGCCCATGCGCTGGTCAGCTCGGAATTCTTCGACAAGCTGATCAGCCACCCCAAGACAGAGGAAGCCTATAAGTTCTTCTCCGCCACCGGTGGCCAGCCGCTGCGCGAAGACATGCGCCGGGCCTTTCCTTTTGCTGGCATTCTGTTTGAGGAATACAATGGGTCTGTCACGCTCTCGAACGGCACCTCAGAGCGGTTGATCCCCGCTGGTGAAGGGATCGCCTTTCCGCTGGGCACGTTCGATACGTTCACGACCTATGGTGGGCCCGCCAATCTGTTGGAGACCGCCAATACCATCGGCCTGCCGCTTTATGCGCGTCAGATGATTGATGCCAAAGGCCGCTGGATCGATCTGATGACTGAAACCTCGATCCTGCCGGTGAACAAGCGGCCGCGCATGGCGATCCGCCTGCACAGTGGCAATTGACGGGTGGCCAGCTTGTCGGTGTTCACTGGTGTGATCGATACGCTCTTCGCGGACAACAACATCGCCCGTGATGCGATCTACATCGCGGGCGATGGTCCGACACAACTCGTCCGTATCGTCACACGCCGCGCGGATGACATCACCAGCTTTGGCGACGCGCGCATCTGGTCTGAGACAACCCGCGTGGACCTTCGTGTGGCAGAGGTGGCGACCCCGCGTCCCGGCGATCGCCTTGAGATCGACGGCGACGCCTTCCTTATTCAGGGCGAGCCCACGCGCGATCGCGAACGGCTGGTCTGGACTGTGGATTTGAGGCCCGCATGAAACTCAATGTCACCATCACCCCAAACCTCGCCGCACTCATGGCCGCAGAAATCAAGGCTGGCGAGCAAGCGGTGACAATAGCCATGCGCGCGGCTGGCACACAGCTCAAATCCGACTGGCGCGGGCAGATCACGCAAGCGGGGCTTGGGCGTCGGCTGAGCAATTCGATCCGCAGCCAGACCTATCCAAAGGTCGGGGAGAGCATCGATGCCGCAGCGCTGGTGTGGTCGAAAGCGCCTGTGATCATCGGTGCCCATGACACCGGGCCGCTGATCCGCTCCAAAGACGGGTTCTGGCTGGCGATCCCGACAGAAGCTGCAGGTAAGGGCGCGCGCGGCAGCCGGATCACGCCGGGTGAATGGGAACGGCGGCGCGGTCTCAGGCTTCGGTTTGTCTATCGCAGGCGGGGACCGAGCCTTTTGGTGGCTGAAGGTCGGCTGAATGCACGCGGCGTTGGTGTTGCATCACGCTCAAAGACGGGGCGCGGGCTGACCACAGTGCCGATCTTTCTGCTGGTCCGGCAAGTCAAGCTGCGCAAACGGCTGGATCTGGCGCGCGATGCGAAGGCCGCGCAAGAGAGGATACCGGGGGGCGATTGTGGCGAAGTGGGTAGAGGGCAGGTTTTGATGTAGTATTGGCTTCAACCAAGAGAGGCTCGTACATCCGCCATCGGGATGAAGACTCGGTGCGGATTGTCAGCATCACCAAGGGGTTGAAGCCGAGTTCAGCATAAAAGTTCCAGCGGCGATCAAAATGGTTGTCTTGGAGCACGTCGAGTGTGATGGCTGCAGCCCCCATCTGGTCAGCAATCTCAAGACAACGTTTCAAGGCATCAATGACGAGAGCTGTTCCCAAACCCATGCCTTGCGAAGCTTCGCGTACGGCGACAGCACGGATGTAGATGACCGGGATATCGGGGACACCGGCGCGCTGCCACTTTTTTGGACCAAGATTGGCCCTAACGGCCATAGCGCCGAGTGTATAAAAACCGAGCACTGCAGGATCGTCACCATCTGTTGCGATCCAAGCTGCGACCATGCCGTCCTTGATTTGATCTGAAAGCGAGGATTTCAAAAAGTTATCGATGGGCGCAAATCCGCAAGAAAAGGCGCTGCGGTCATGCAGCGCCTTTTCAAACTTGGCGATTGTGAGGGCGGGCGTGTCCGCCGCGGCCTCAGCCGACATCCTTCAGGAGGCCCTTCGACGCTTCGGCGGCGCGTGCCAGACCAGGCACAACCTTTCCGGGCAACGCGACAGCGGCCTTGAAGGCTTCAAACGCATCGATGGGCAGAATAGAAAGAGATATACGCAGTTCCACTTCCTGCGCACGCAGAAGGGCCGCCTGACGAATAAAGTCAGCTTCCTGCAGGCCGGTGGCAGCAGCTGCAGCCTTTATGCGCTCTTCATCAGCACGATGCATGCGCAGCTCTTTGCGCGCTTCCATCTTGCCTAGCGTGGGTGCGGTGGTTTCGATTGCAAACATAATCGGTCTCCTTCTTTGGAAGAACGTACGGTATAAAGCCGTACATGTCAATGATCATCATGGGGATGATCAGCGTCGGCCACATCGGAAATTTCAGGTTAACAACGATTATGATCCCCTCGACCATCCAGCGAACGTTGGAATAGCACAATGCCAACATCCCGAGAAGCCATCCTCACCGCCTTGGCGGACCTGTTGCGCACGGTGCCTCATGTGCCGGTCCTGCGCGGCGAGGTCCTGCCGGAGCGCATCTCCCCTGCGGGGTTGATGATCCTGCGCGATGGCGACCCCGGCGATCCTGCGGCGACACTTTCGCCGCTCACCTACCATTACCAGCACCGCGCCGAGATTGAGGCTGTCGTGCAAGGCAACGACCGTGACACGGCATTCGCGCATCTTTGCGCGCAGATCGGCGCTGTCATCCGTGCAGACCGCACGCTCGGCGGGCGTTGCGAGTGGGTCGAGGCCGAAGCGCCACAGCCCGTGGATCTGCCCGTCGAGGGGGCGGCCACCCTTAAGGCGGCGGTGATCCCAGTGGTCCTGCATTATTCCACGTCAGACCCGCTGGCCTGACCCACCCCACAACCTGAGGAGAACACAATGGCACGCGCACAAGGAGCGCGGGCGCAGATGGCGCTCGCCTACGAATCCGTCTACGGCACGCCGCCCGCGAGCGGTTATTTCAAGATGCCCTTCGCCAGCGCGACGCTTGGCGCAGAGCAACCACTGCTCGAGTCCGAGCTTCTCGGCTATGGCCGGGATCCGCTGGCGCCGATCAAGGACGCGTTGACCAGCGATGGCGACGTGGTGGTCCCGATTGATGCGATCGGCTTTGGCTATTGGCTGAAGGCGACGTTTGGCGAACCGACCACGACCGGCGCGGAGGCTCCCTACAGCCACGAGTTCCGCTCGGGCAGCTGGACCCTTCCAAGCCTCGCCATCGAAATCGGCATGCCAGAAGTGCCGCGCTTTGCGATGTACGCGGGCTGCGTGGTGGACCAGTTGTCCTGGCAGATGACGCGCTCCGGCCTACTGACTGCCTCCGTCAGCCTCATTGCTCAGGGCGAGACCCCGGCAGCAGCCACGGGCGCGGGCACGCCGACCGAGATCGCGCTGCAGCGGTTTGGCCACTTCAACGGGGCGATCAAGCGCGATGGCGTAGCACTTGGCAACGTGGTCTCGACCCAGATTACCTATGGCAACAATCTGGACCGTATCGAGACGATCCGCGCCGACGGCAAGATCGACGGGGCCGATCCCTCCATGGCAATGCTCTCGGGCAGCATGGAGGTCCGCTTTGCCGACACCACGCTGATGGACCAGGCGATCAACGGCACAGATTGCGCGCTTGAGTTCGCCTACAGTCTGCCCACCGGCGAGAGCCTGACCTTCACGGCGCATTCCGTTTACCTCCCGCGTCCGCGCGTCGAGATCGGCGGGCCGCAAGGCGTGCAGGCCACGTTTGATTGGCAGGCCGCCAAGGACGCAGTCACCGGGCGCATGTGCACCGTCACGCTCATCAACGGCGTGGAGGCCTATTGATCATGCTTAAACTTGACCTCTCGACCGACCCGCGCTGGCTTGATCTCGCCCCCGGCGTCCGCGTGCGCCTGCTCCCGCTCACCACCGCGCTGATGGTGACCACCCGCAACGATCCCAGCATTGCAGCCCTCCCCGAGGACGCCAGCAACGAGGACCGTGCGCTGGTCTTTGCCAAAGCGCTGGGGCGGCGCGCCGTGGTGGAATGGGAGGGCGTCGGCGACATGGACGGCAACGTTCTGGACCTCACCCCCGAAGGTGTCGATGCCTTGCTCGACATCTATCCAATCTTCGAGGCCTTCCAGGCGGGCTACGTCGCCAAAGCACTGGTATTGGATCAGAAAAAAACGTCTCCGCGCCCTTGCTGACTGGCACTTCA